ACACTTCGTTCAGGCTCTCACGGGCAAAATGAGAGCAACACAGGAGCGCCAGCAGTTTGCCACCAAGATAATTGTATCCGAACGGTTGAGATGGAACAATAACAAATCCCATGGCAGCGTGCCTATTAAAGATAGACAGATTAGGTTGGTGTCCCAACCACAGATTCCTTGGTTTGGAATTGATGGTAGGAGATCCAAAACGAATGAATCCCAATACCTTCTTTGTATTTTTCTCAAAGATCATCCAACGCAGTTCCCTTCCAGGAATGTTGGATTCATTATTATGAGAAGAAACTGCTCTCAAAAGATTGACATAATGTTCCTGAGGAACTCCGCCTTGAAAGCGGTTGCCTACAAACTTAATGTCAAATTCCATGTCCTGAGGATGAATATCTTCATTGAAGAACTCATCTTCAAGAGACACCAAAGATGATGAAGATGAGATAACCTCTTTCTTCACAAATCTTAGGTAGTCTTCAATATTAGTAAAGTGGGAGAAGTAGTTAATAAACTCATCTGCTGCCCACTGTGCAACTTCTTCAGATACAATCATAGAATCAATTTCTTCTCAGGAGCGGTGATACCACCAAACATTTCACAATACTTGTTTTTAACTCCAGAGTCAACTGCTGCGATATAAACAACAAATTGCTTTGATACTGTGATCTCAGGTTCAGTCTTATCAATCACTGTTGCCCAAGGCATAAAACCGACACTCTGTGCTTGAGGAAGAACCACAAGTCCATTTCTGACAGTGATAGATTCATCAGTCTCTTCCACGAGTTCTGCTACCACTTCTTCACCGGTACTAATACGAATAAGTTTTACGTTCATTTGAATTCACACTCCACCATAATTTCGGTCATTGCTGCTAAAAGATTAATTTCCTGGTCTGCTACAAATGCTGATTGATACTGATACTTAGCAACAATGAGCACAGCAGCAGCAATAGAAGGACCATCCAGAACTTCATAAAGAGCATCGTAAGCACGACGCAGAAGTACGTTAGGATCGTTGTCCAGATTAGAAACGATCCATTTACGTACCTCAGGAAAGTTTTTTTCCTTAAGGTTTTTAACAAGATCATTTACTGCTACATCCCCAAACGCTGCGAGAATGCCCGAATCAATCGAACCACCCACGGAGTATCGCTGACATTCGTTGAGGACTCTTCGCCAATCTGGGAAGTGCTTGCTGATGAGTTCAACGAGTACTTTTGGTTCGTATTGGATTCCTTCTCCGTCGAGGATTTCTCGAAGTCGAGAGAAGAAACCGTTGGCAATTCTTGCTCGTTCTTTTCCTTTAATTCCGAATTCAACCACTGTGCAACGGGAATGAAGTGGTTCGAGGATTTTGTTTTTGTAGTTGCAGGTGAAGATGAATCTGCAGTTACTAGCAAACTCCTCAATAAACGCCCGTAAGCAGAGTTGTACATCATTGGACGTGTTATCAGCTTCATCAATGATGATGACTTTGTGTCTTGAAGTTGCTTGAAGCGAGACGGTCGAAGCGAAATTCTTCGCATTGTTTCTGACCGTATCGAGAAAACGTCCCTCATCGGATCCATTGATGACATAATAGTCTACCCCCAGCTGGTTGCATAGTGCTTTCGCTACTGTAGTTTTACCAATACCAGGAGGTCCCGCAAGTAGCATGTTTGGGATCTCACCTTTATTTAGAAAGTCCTGAAACATTTTTTTGGTATCATCAGGCAAGATACACTCTTCAATAGTCTTAGGTCGATATTTCTCAACCCAGATAAAATCACTCATAATCAAATCCAATCAGGTTTACGCTCAGGAATACGAAGGTAGTTGTCCTTCACCCAAGGTTTAGATGCGATGTACCGCTTGTATGCAGTAAACGTATCTATTGTATCATCTTTTTTCCATTCGTCAGGCATTGCACGCGAAAAGTTATCTGCCATGCTACAGCATGTGATTGCTTTATCTGCTTTACGATGAAAAATTTTCTTTGCTTCAAACAAAGTTTTGGCACAGGTATGAATCTTACCATACCTTCTATGATACTCATCTGCCAAACCACATCCATGCTGAATCAACCAGGCAGTATTGTAAATATTTTGTGCTGCCCATTTAGTTGATGGATGGTTACGGAATGCACCCTTCTCTGTAGCATAGGGAGTACCATTTGCTCTGGGAAGAGTGCCCCAATCATAATACCACTTGGAATATATGATTGCAAGCATCTGACAAGATTCTAGTGGCATCTTGACGATGTGTTTATCCGGAAGAACCTTTGCAGATAGATACGGATCTTGATGAGTAGCAAAAATGTTCATGTCGAAAGTTGAATAATCTTAGTGATATCAATCACTGCAAAGAAAGAAGATACAGATGATATATCATATGCTTTGCAGTTTATTGAAAATGGAAGCACAAGTAGGTTTCCACACAACCTTGCGGTGCATCCCATTCTAACATCAACATACAGAACTAGGAAGTATCCAACAATAAGTAAAATACTTCCGATCAGTCTACACTTATTGATTGTTGTCATCCGAATGTCGAATCAGGTTCAAGTGCAATATAATAGGTCAGATTGAAGTTGTTATTGACAAATCGTGCCAGAAGTTTCTGAGAGATCACAACTTCATAAGTGCCAGGGAGAATCTTGATATTCTCAACCTTGAAGTTGAAGTTGAACTCTTGATCAGTCTCACCAACATTGATAGAGTATTCGTTGGAGGTGTCGTTCTTCTTGTCACGAACAACCAGTTTGACCACACCTGCTTCACCAACTGCCACCAGGTCAGGAAGTTGATAAACAGCAGATGCCTTCAGGAGCGACTGCAACTGAGTGCTATCAAGTTTGAAGCAAACGTCTTCAGTAGGCAGGGAGATAGACTTCTCAGGGGGAGAAACAATCACACTAGGATCTGCAAAGAAGTATTTGGTCTTACGATCCTTACCTTCACGAATAGTCAAGTTAGACTCGTTAGGGAATTCGATAGAAGGGTTGTCGTGCAGAGTAACACCATTCAGGAATTGCACCAGGTCATAAATTGCAAAGTCACGGGGGATCTCTTCTTCAATCTCTGCTTCTGCCAGAATATTCTTCATCACAGACATGGTGCGAAGAGTGTTGCCCTTCTTGAATGCAATGGACTGGTTGATGGAAGCAAAGTTTTTCAGAAGGTTGACAGTTTTTTCAGACAATTTCATAGGTTCACGGAGTTTCATCATTGTGGGTAAGTTTCACGCTTTGAGGATTTATCGGAGAAGTGAAGAAGGAGGAGACCGTAGTGCAGGATCTTGATAATGTCCCGACGTGCAGTTCCTTTCTTATCGTAGCGAGAAGCATACTTGAGGATATTGCTTCGGCAGAATGCTTCAGCGTCACCACATGCTTCAATCAAGTCTAACGTTTGAATGGCATCATTGCCAGCAGAGTAGTGTGCATTGTAAGTTGCAGAAATATAATCTTTCAATTCTTTGAGGAGTTCTTCCTCACTGTATTTGAAGCGATTGGGATTGTTATTGGTCATGGTGTCAAGTGTAAATTCATAATCAGGAACTGATAATTCAATTCTATCTTCAGAATGCGGTGAGATCATTTCTTTTTCCAGAGATCCAGGTTTCCGACGTGTAACTGTTTTACCACCGTCTGGTGATTCATAAACCCATGGTTGTTTCATAGTAAGTTCATCATAGAGTAGGGACCATGCATTAGTCATTGTATCATTCAGCAGTAAATGTGTCAATAGTATCTTCGGAAGGCATCTTGAAATCTACATCAACTTTGTCATAGAGTTCCATAAATGCTTGCTTAGTTTCATCATCAAAACGATTCACGCAAACTTCAATCGCTTTTGCTTTGTCACCAAAGATATTGTATGCCTTGACAATGTGAACCAGACGGCGAGTAGAGATGATTTCTTCAATACCACCATCATAGAAAGTTTTACGAATGATATCTGCCCAGTCAGCAAGACGCTTGCAGAAATCAGCATCATCACATACTTTGTTGAGAATCTTAATCTCAGTAGCAGTGCTAGGATATTCCTGCTCAAAGGTTACTGGGAATCGCTCTAGGAATGCTTCGTTGAGCACATTGGTGCCGATGAAACGACCGTCATCAGAACCCTTACCCTTGGTATTAGCAGTGGCGAGAATCTGGAAACCAGGTGTAGGCGTAATGACCTTACCAATCTTCTTCAAGAACACACCCTTACCTTCAAGGATGGACTGGAGGCAGAGAATCTTGTTGGAAGCAAGGTCAATTTCATCGAGTAGCAGGACTGCTCCTCTCTGGAGTGCTTCCACGACAGGTCCGTTATGCCAAACAGTTGCCCCATCGACAAGACGGAAACCACCAATAAGATCATCCTCATCAGTTTCAATAGTAATGTTTACACGGATGAGTTCTCGTCCGAGTTGGGCACAGGCTTGTTCGACAGAAAACGTTTTACCGTTTCCCGAGAGACCCGTGATAAACGTAGGGTAGAATACACGGGACTGAATAATTTTTTTAAGATCAGTGAAATTGCCAAACTTGACGAAGGAATCATCTTTTTCAGGAATAAGGTTTTGTTCGATTGCTGGCATGGCAGCAGGTGCCTGATAAGTCTGCTCAAGTTGTTCAGTCACAGTCAGATTCCAACGACCACGACCAACTTTGTAGTCATCAAGTTTTTTGGTGACAGACTGGTAGTTAGTACCATTCATGGCACACCACGCACGGATTTCAGCACTCGTGACAGACTCACCGTAAACTTCTTGAAGAGAAGTGCGGATGTAGTCAATGGAAAGAGACATGATCAGGTGTTTGTTTCAACTGAAGTTATTATACAGCAGAAAGGGCACCGTGTGGTGCCCCCTGTGACAGTTTAGGAATTGTCTTCTAGGTACGCTTTTAATTCTTTGACCAACCTGCTATGAGAGTGTCTTCTATCAAGTTCGATACCGACAGTTCGACCATACTCCTCAAGTTCTTTTTTAGTCATGTCTTGAAGTGATACGTCACTTTCATATGATTCAGCAATCTCTTCTTCGATTACTTCGTCATACTTGGTTGTATCTTCACCAAGATCAGGTCTTACTGCTTCAGCAGGAGGAGTTGGTACTGCTACCGGTGCTGGCGCAGCAGGTGCCGCAGGAGCAGGTGCAGACTTTTTTCCACCCACTAGATCTCCAAATCTAGACATTTTTGATACCTATTACTATGCAAATATTTATCATGCAATAAGTTCAATGAACTCACTTAGTACTTTTTTGTTCATCTTTTTGTTCCGAAGACTCTTGACAAATGCACTTTTGATCTGTCCTTTAGTTGCATCTTCCTGAACATCAAAGTCACTTTCCTGACTCATGACCTTAGAAGACAAACCAAAGTATTTGTGATAACCAGAATTAGTAATCACCATTGATCTAGTTTTCTTCCACTTTGCATGAACAGTAAGATACTCATTTCCATCAAAATACATACGCATGAAACTACTTGCATCACGAGGTGCAAGGACACGAATACCAATAAAATTAGTATTAGGGAAGGAATTACGTAGATCCCTCAGCAACACGTTACTGAAATCATACCACGGTACATCGAGACTGTAAGTGTTTCCAGTTCGACGATTACGAATGAATGAATTACGTCCAAGAGAATTCACACCAATATAATCTTCTGTGCTGTGCTCAAACCTACCACCAATAAACTTTTTGTGATAACGAAGAGGAGGTGCTTCACCATCAGTCAAAATTACACACTGAACTTTTTCTACATTGTTTTGTTTCTTGAATGTAGGAATCAACTTATGGAGAGAGATCAGTGCCTCATTGAGAGGAGTTCCAGAGAGACCCATACCAATTGGAGTACGATAAGCAACTCCCCAGGAGTGCCTGAAGGAATACGCCATTCGGAAGACATTCTTCATCTGTTTCTCAATATCTCTTCCCTTTGTCTTGTGAGTAAACAGATTCAGAAGAGAGAAGTATTCAGGAACAACTACCACACCATCTTTCTTCTCATAAGAATATGTCATATTCTCACGAGGATACTCATTTGTGAATGCATAGACATCAAAAGGAATATTGACTTTCTTACAGAACCAAATGAGATTAAAGAGTTGTTTGCATGTATCCAGCATCACATCTCCCATCGAACCAGACCAATCAAGAATAAAGATCAGACCATGATTCTTTCCATCAGGAATCACAGTAACTTTCCTGAACAGATCCTCATTGTACTTGTAAGTATGAAGTTTAGTACAATCGAGAACTCCTGTGCGAGAAGTTGTTGCACGAGCATAGGCGCTGGCAGACTTCTTACATTCAAACTCCTTTACCAAATAGTTGACTTCTTTCTGTGCAGATTTTTTGAACTTAGCAAACAGACCATCAACTTCTTCAAATGCTTCTGGATAGGTATCATTCCATTCAAATGAACAGCGACCATGCACTTCTTCATTGCTGACAATAATCTGGTCTAGATTTACATTAGGCAGTTCAGCATAGACATTCTCATGTCCTTCCATATTTGCCAGTTCTTTCATGCCATCTTCAAAAGATTGCATGGTCTTGATGACATCAGGATCAAAATTCTGACCACCTCCAACTCCATGCTGTGGGTCTGGTTCTACTCCACCTTCATCCGATTCTTCCTGTTCTTTCTCTGCAGTTCCACCATAAGATTCGCTCTCATCAGGTTCCACAGATTCATTCTCAGTGGATTGACCATCAGTGCCAGACTGTTGTTTTTGCTGATTCTCAAGTTGAACTTGATTCTGCTTTTCACTTACATCTTTACAATATTGATAAATTTCTGCAGCAACTTGAAGGACATCTTGGAAAGTTTCTACGTCTGCAACCTTCTGCACAAGAACGCTCTCCTCGAAAGAATCAAAAGGAACGTCAATAAAGTTACCGATCTTGAAATACAGATTAATCTTGTCAGCAAGATTCATCTTAGAGATATCTTCATTTTCAAGTTGGAAAAAATCTTGCTCAGAAAGTTGACCGTATCCGTTGTAGAAGGTCTTTGCCAGACCAGGATACCGACGCTTCATCAACTTTTCAATACGAGCGTCTTCCACAACGTTGACAAGTTGAGGTGGAATTTTGTTCTCTAGATACCAGTCCTCATCTGGAGTGTAGAGAGCGTGACCAACCTCATGACCAACCAACATGTCATAGACAACACTGCTTGCGTGTTCCCACATGGGAAGTGTCAAGACTCTGGTTTGGACATTGAAGCAAGCAGTTTCAACTTGCTTGTGCTCGACCACCAGGTCTTCAGTAGCAAGCAGTTTGGCAAGTTGGGACTTGATTTCGTGGTTGACTGCCATGGGGTTTTGTTTCGATGAACCTAGTATACAAAAGAACCCCGCTTTTTGGGCGGGGTCATGTGACACTTTTTAAAGTGGTTCAGGGCAGCACGCCTAGCACGCATTGCCTGTGGTTTAAGTTTTCTTTTTTGTTCCTTTTTTGAGTGGTGTTTCCAATTTGGGACTTGCATTGTTCGATACCGATTTGACTGGTTTCAGTCTACGTGCTTTTTGTACTTCTGCGTCAATGTCAGGATCTCCTGTTGGTGGCATAGCCTCCGCACTATGAGGATCTAACTTTTTGTAGTAGTCAACTTTTTTTCCATATTGAGGATGCATTCCATTTATCAATTCATTTTCTTTAGGTGGAGGATCATTTGGATAACCCAGTTTAGATGGTTTATCAAAATAATCAATTTCAGATTTAAGTTTCTTAGCAACTTTTTTCATCAACGGATCATTATCATATTGCATAGTTTGCTGCTCTTCAACTTCTTTCTTTTCACGAAAAGGACTGATGTAATCATTTTGCATTCCTCTCATTGCTTTTTCATGAGCAATCGTATTCAGATGTTCTTGAAGATCTTTATCTTTCATAGATTGCCTAAAGCGTTCTGTAATTTTTTCATAATCTTGAGCATTAGAACTAGTGATACTATCAAAGTACATTTGACCATGACCAGTTCGATCTTGAAGAACATTCATTCTCTCAGTGGTTTCATATCCAGCCCAATACTTGTCCTTAGTTCTCCACACTTGACCAGCAGAATTTTTAGATCTAACCATATCATCAGATTGTTTTGATGCAGTTACATCAGGAGTATTCTGAGCTCTGAATTTTCCTTTAAAATTTGGTTTATACTTCTCAACTTTGACTTCGGGAAGAACATAAGATTGTTTAACTTCTCTCAGAATTTTTCTGCGTTTTTCTCTGGAAACTTTTCTTTCGGAAAGAACTCGTCCTTGTGGTTCATGATGAGCAACAACTGATTTTTTTTGTTTATTCTTTTTTGAATATCCAGGTCCAGTAGTAGGAATATTTGGGGATGGTAGAGTATCTGGTCCTAAATTATAAAATTTATTGGGATCATAAGTTCCAGGTTTTTTATATCCTCTTGGACCTGGTGGTATAGGACCTGAAGGTTTTGCAGCAGCAACCTCTATTTCATCATCTTTCTTTTTCTTTTTCTTTTGCCTTTCGTATCCAGTTGTAGCAAGAGTTGTTGGATCAGTGCTACCTAAAGGAGTATTAGGATCGTCTTTCTCTGCAAGTTTAACCGGAACCCACATGTTATATCCATATCCAGGTCTAGGAACTAATTTGTAGAGTGTTCCATCATGACCTCTATTAGTATCACCAACTTTATTTGGTCCATTAGTTCCATCAGGTCTAAGACCAGCAATTTCTTGATCATTATCATCTCTATAACTCTGTGATAGATCAGGATTTTTATTTGCAGGTGGTTCTAATAAGTAATCAACCAACATCTCCGTATATATTTCATCATACATAGCAAAAACTTCATCTGATAATTCTTCCCGTTCCTTTACAGCATTGTCCATTTGTAATCTCAATTCTTTTTTTCTTTCATGAGCTTCTCTTGAACTTTCCATCCACATTTCATTACTTCTTCTTTCAAAGTCCCATGCTTTATTTGATATATCATCAAATCCGCCAGGTCCTTCCCACAGATTTATATACTCACCAAGTATTTTTTGATATTCATCTTGCAGTCTCACTGCTTCATTATAGTCTGCTTCAGTATTATAAATGTTTCTACCTTGACGAGGAAAATTTGGATTTTTATAAATCTCATCCATCTTATAAGATCTTGAGACTATTTCATATGCAATCCCAGTAAATTGTTCTGGTTTATGCCCATTCTCTTCGGCATCCATAATCGTTTTCCAACTTATAGGAATATATTGATCGTATTCATTTGGACCTCTTTCTCCATTAAAAAATCCAAGTTGTTCTCTCAGTGCCTCATATTCTTCAAAAGATTGTCCCGAACTTTCAAAGTTTTGTTTAGTAAATTGTCCACCCCAATCCTTAAGAAGGTATATTTTCTCACCATTCTCTACCCAACTTCCATATTTTGATAAACTTTCTTGTATTTCATCTATCTCACTTTGAATACTTGGCAGGTATTCAGGATCAGTTAATTCTTCTAGTCTATCATTCTTTTCATTAAATCCTTCTTTTTGATCTCCATACACATCTATCAATTTCATGAATGTATCTTCA